ATCTATAAGACGCTCAAAGTCATCAAATTAGACCACCAAAGCGGACTGTTAGGCGTTTATAATCCTGAACTAGGGATATATGAAACAAATGAGAACTTCTTTCATCGGCTCATTTATTGGCTAGAACCGTCATACAGTCAGGCACGGTCTAAAGAGGTTCTCTTTAAACTTGAAACCTTAGCAGAGGTTAAGCAACAAACCGCAGAAGCTCACTTGATACCAGTTGCTAACGGCATTTTTAATAAGAAAACACAGCAATTAGAGCCATTTAGTCCTAAGTACGTCTTTACCTCAACGATTGCGACCAAGTACAACGCTAAGGCTAAAGTACCCAATATTAACGGTTGGAACGTAGATGACTGGTTACTTGATTTAATGAGTGGAGATAAAGAACTTGTCAGACTTTTATGGCAGATTATTTCCGCAAGCACCAACGGCAACTACTCCTATCGCAAAGGCGTGTGGCTCGTCGGTAAAGGAAATGACGGCAAAGGTACATTTCAGAGCCTCATCATGAACTTAATCGGACGTGAGAACGTCGCAAGTGTCAAAGCTGAACAGTTTTCTGAACGCTTTTCTCTTTCCCAAGTCGTTGGGAAGACTTGCATTATTGGAGATGACAGCCAAGTCAGTTACTTAGACAATGCAGGGAATTACTTTTCTGTGGTTACTGGCGACCCAGTACCGATTGAAGCGAAAGGGAAACAACCAACCTTAGCAGTATTTAACAAGCTGGTTATTCAATCTACTAACTTTTTACCAAAGTTTAGAAACAAGTCAAATGGAACATACAGACGTTTGCTTATTGTTCCCTTTAACAAGTCTTTCACGTCAGATAATGACAACTGGAAAATCAAAGATGATTATATTAAACGCAAAGACGTTTTAGAGTACGTGCTTAAAATCGCTTTATCGCTTAACTTTGAGAAGTTTGACGAACCCAAAGCCACACAAGGTCTGTTAGATGATTTTAAAATCTCTAATGACAATGTACTGGCGTTTGTAAATGATATGTTTGAGGAATTTGTAAGTGATTTTCTACCGACCGCCTTTATAAGCGCCTTATATCGTGCATGGTGTGAAGATGAGGGTGTAAAGCCATTTACTAAGCGAGAGTTTGAGCTTAAATTACCTGACCACATTAAAAAGGAATGGGAAAAAACAAGTAAAAGACCTCATACGGCAGGCTTTAACAGAGCGATTGATTTACACCGAGCCGAGGAATATGAGCTTTTTAGACGGCTATTTCATTGGGACGAAGACAAACATAAAAGCATGACAAAAGGTATCTACGTAAGAGAAAGCGAAAATGATACTGTACTTCGGTATCATGATACCGTTAGCGGTAGCAAGTTTATAAGCGTGGTTAAGCCATTTGCGGGACTTTGATACCGTGATACCGTACTTTTCCTACTTCGCTAGGAATTTATCAGAGGAAATAAAAACATGAAAAAAGTACGCTGTCCGACAAAATGAATTTACTGACAAAACCTGACTTAAAAATATAAATCGGAGAAAATAAAATGAGCAACGAAACAAAAAACTTAGAAATCCCAGTCGCTGAAAATGAGAGAAATAAAGCAGTTGAAAATCTTCTCTCATTAAAAGAATACTTTGATAACCAACTTCAATCAGACCAAGAAACTCATCAAGCGATCGCGACATTAGGCGATAAGTTGGGCGTTCTGTGGAATGCCGAAAAGTAATAAATAACGAAAATGGAGAAAATAACATGCAAGTAAAATATATTGAAGAAGCAAAGAACAAACTCGAAAAACAAGCTAAACCACTTACTCAAAAAGTGGATAAAACGAATCAATTAATTTCTGAATTAAAAAATAAAATTAAAAAAATGGAAAATCAATCTCGAAATGATGATATTGATGAATCACTCAAAGCCTTATCTGAATTGAATAACGCTAAGCAATTACTAGAGACATTAGAAAAACGGCTGACGGAGGAACAGAAAGAGCTAGATGTTTTCTGGAGTTCTCAAGAAGTTGATGATACTATCGGAGAAGCATTAAGCCGAGCAGATAGTTTAAGTAACATTCAACAAGATTTATTAAAAAGTACCTTATCTAAAGATACGAAGAAAAAACTAAAGGAATATAACAAGGAAGTTGATGACCAACGTTATCAACTTCAGGAATCAGGGGATTACTTACTAGAAAAATCAAATGTTTATTCTCGAGGCCCATTATATAAGTTAATTGCTCAAAAAAACGGAAGTCACAAAAATAACTGGTTCTTTGGAATTGTTAGATTAATGGCAAGCCAATATGAAAAAGAACTAATGGCATTTCTAAAATCTGAAAAAATCATGACTGATTTAGATTAGGGGATTAAATGACTAAAAAAACAGAAATTAATTTTGGGATTGATAGCAAACTAGAAATTAGAGACGCAAATAAAAAAGCAGGATTCATTGGACAAATTGCAGGGTATGCCGTTGTATTTAATAAGCCAAGTGTGCCTAATGCACCTTTTATTGAGTATATTTCTTCATCGGCGCTCAATAATGTTGACCTAAGCGATGTATTAGCTTTATATAACCATGATTACGCCAATGTGTAGGCAGAGTTGATGCAGGAACTTTAAAGTTAAGCATTGATAAAGTCGGCTTGCATTTTGTTTTGGATATGCCAGATACAACAGTGGGCCATGATGTCTATAACAACATAAAGGCTGGAAACCTTAAAGGCATGAGTTTCGGCTTTGTCGTGGCAGACGGTGGCGATTCATGGCAACAAGGAGCAAGTAAACCTGTCCGAACAATCAACCAACTTCAAACATTAGGCGAAATAAGCGTAGTAAGTAAACCAGCTTATGATGATACTTCTATCAATGTCACTCGTTCTCTCAAACAATTTGAAGACGAGCGTACACGAAAGTATAAAGAAAAAGTAAGAGCTTATCTTGACGGATTGAGTGATTAGATTATAATAAAAAAACCTAGTCTATATTGGCTAGGTATTTATTGTTAATGTCAGAAAAAGCGAAAATGATACTGTACTACGGTATCATGATACCGTTAGCGGTAGCAAGTTTATAAGCGTGGTTAAGCCATTTGTGGGACTTTGATACCGTGGTACCGTACTTTTCCTACTTCGCTAGGAATTTATAATATAGCACGAAAGGATATAAAATAGATGGTTAGATATTATTGGGGGAGACCTCAAGATGTTGTAAGGTGGTATCTTAGAGGAACGCTATACCTAAGCGCTCAAAGCAGAAAATCTTATATTGAAAAGATAGGAGCTGAACCAGGTAACTTACCAAGGCTTCTTAAATTATTAGATAATCTTGATGAGCTATTTGATTCAGTCGATACTGACAGCATAGCATTACTATGTTTGAGATACGTTGAGTTATTAAGTATCGCAGAGACTACAAAGCGCACAGGACTATCAGCTTATCAGATTACAGCTAAGACAGGTAAGGTCATGAAGAAAGCTAAGGAAATTATATCTAAAGTATGATATAATAGTCTTATAAAAAAAAGACGCAGAAATGCGCATGGTATGATAATGCAGGAAAGTATCTCTAATTGTGGGGGTGCTTTTTTGTTTGGAGGATTGTATGATGAATGAGCTAGAGTTTAATATCAGATTATATCTCACAGGTACAATGAAGTCATGGACGGATAGGATAGACAGCTCAGACCAACTCACACCACAACGCTTTATATTCAAAGCAATGACAGAGGTGTTTGATTCATTGAGTGATGATGACCTAGAGTTAATCAGACTTAGATACATGGAACGCATGACACTATCAGAAGTTGCAAGCCGTTATCTGTTAAACGAACATACTATTAGAAACCACACGAACCCAACTATTAAGCAAGTGAAAAAGATTATAAAACAAGGTAATGAACTTTCAATAAAACAAAAAAGCCCGTGA